GTACATGTTCCATTATCCTGATTAGCACTAGAATTATAGTTATTTGCTAGAGGATCTGTGCATCCATAGATAGTATAATTACATCCACTATTTGATTGATTTACATACGGGTTATAGTTAGTAGCAGAAGAATTTCCACAACCATATACTAATATGGGAGAGTACCATGCAATACCTTCGGCAACATATCCACCGATATATGGGAGATTAGAACTGGTCTTATACTTATGATCAATGGTGGTAGGATTGTAAAAACTATAAACTGCTACACGATTTGGACCAGGACTATTATTAGGATATGCATATCCTACAATACCTTCAGAGTAATAACCACCAGGAGCAGAAGAGCTAGTACTGTAATAGTGATCCCAACCCCAAGTAGTTCCACCCCATGGTAATCCTTGAGTACCTGTCCAAAATCTGTATACTGGTACAACACCCCCAACAACTCCAGAACTGTTGCTACTCATAAAAAGATTCCAAACATTACTGGCTATAAATTGCCACACGCTACCCATCGCTTCACCACCTGGATTGGAGGTATAAAAAGTATCACGGTATGGGTTTTGAAACGTACCCCAGTAAGCATTGAATGTATGTAAACTACCAGAAACTCCCATGTTTAAATCTCCGTCACATCTCTCCAATTATCATCATTATCTATTTCAACTTGAATTGGATGATTAGACTTAATCTCTACAGGTATATCGATATCAGTAATCTCTATTTCATTTGTTGTTACTGTTTCCTCAGGTGTAACAACAGGATCTTCATCTTTAATTTTGTCTCGTGATGCCGGTATATCAATGGAAAGTTGAGGATCTTGATCAATATTTATTGTTACTTGTTCAATATCGTCATCAGTTAATCCACCCAGACCTACACCATACAGTTTATATTCTATCATATTAGGTCCAATATTATTGTATATGGGAGTATGAATTGATGAATACTCACTGTACTGTGTAAGTGGAAGATTGTCTATAATCTCATAATCACTGGATGTACCATCAAGATAATAATATTTTGCTAATACTTGATGAGTAACAGTACAATTTTCAGATGTTGCTGTAAAATTAATACTATCCCCATAGTCTACTGTTGGATCAACACTTAATGATACTTCTGGTGGTTCTACTACAGTAATAGTAATCTGATCAGAATCTAATCCACCCAAACCAGATACTTGAATCGTATAAGTTGTAGTTGATGTTGGTGATACTGTATAACCTCCAGAATTAATAGGAATAGTTCCAGCAACAGGAGATAAATTTGCTGTATCAGCATCACCAGTCGTAACCCATGATAAATCACAGGATTGCCCTAGTATAATAGTATTATTTACTGCATCACTACTTATTGTTACTTCTGGTGGGATCCAAACAGTTACACTTTGATTTGCCGAAGTTGTCCCACCATTACCAGCAACCAGTAATTCATATACTGTAGAATATGCTGGATTTACATTCATACTACCTGTATTACCAAGATTACTACCAACATTACTAATACCAACTGAATTAATATCCCCAGAAGCACTCCACGATAAATTTACATTTTGAGAATTCTTAATTAACTGTGTTGGAGTAGCAGTAAAATACTGAATCACCGGAGGACCATATTCATACGACAATGTATAATATCCGTTCGACCAGTTAGCATATCCTGGATAATACCAAATATGCCCTGTTCCATTCCAATATCCAGAATTGCCACCAATACCAGCATATCCATTAGTAGTAGTCGCTCCACCAAGTCCACCAGAACCACCAGCAGTAGATCCACCACCACCGCCTCCACGATGCCCTGCAGGAGCATTCCCGCCACTTCTCCAACTAGGACTGCCAGAAGTACTACCACCACCAACACCACGCCCAGCAGAATAGTGTGGGTGTCCATAACTAGTATCATCTCCATGCCTACCAGCTCCTCCACCACCACCAAGCCAACCGATATAACGATTTAATCCACCATCATATACAGCAGAAGCACCACCACCTCCACCACCAGCACGATGTCCATTACCACCAGAAGCTATCGGAGACCACCCACCAGATCCACCTGGATTATGAGGACCAACACCATTACCACCAGCAGCACCAGTATAAAAACTTAATGTATAAGCATAACTTCTAGTAATAATACCAAAACTACCTGTTCTCCCAAAACCACCAGAACCACCACCAACTCCTGGTGTGTGACTACTACCACCAACACCAGCAGCAACAATATATCTTACATTTATTGCACCAATTGGTATAGTATGTGAATATGATCCTGGAGAATAATTTGAAAAATTTGGCATATTACTTTTACTCTACATTTCTTGAATATCACGCCAAATTTCATCATCTTCTAATTCAACCTGAATCGGATAATCAGATTTAATCTCAACAGGTATATCTATACTAGTAACCTCTATAGTTGTTGTTACTGTAGAATCTGGTGTGATCACAGGATCTTCATCTTTATATTTATCTCGCGATTCTGGTACGGCAAACAATGGAGATTCATCAATATTGATGAGAACATCAGTGATGTCTGTTTCTGTTAAATGTACATACCCATCAGCAGTAGCAGATAAATTAATTAGTCTTGGTGTAAATGGTAGTGTTGTTTCATTCCACGTAATAGGTAATACCCATCCTACAATATTTACTATATCTCCAGTTGAATTTGGTACTACTACTGGTGATTGCGACACAGTATTAGTACCATCATAGTAACTAGCTGTTACTGTAATACCAGTTCCTGCAGGATCAACATTAGTAGCAATAAAAGATATAGGTAAAGGATCTTCCCAATCAATATTATTTGGAGCATTTATAGTAATAGTTGGTGGTGGTAATACTGTCACAGTATATTCATCACTATCAGCACCACCCAAACCAGATGCATATAAAGTATATGTTGTTGTAACAGATGGGAAGAATACTTGCTGACTATTCAAACTAACATTTTGTGATACACCAGAATAACTAAGTGTTGCTGTATCAGCATCACCAGTAACAGTCCATATCAACTCAATTCCATTTGGATCACCCTGTATCATTTCAGTTTGATTACCAACTGTAGATATAGTAACAACTGGAGGAATATAAACAGTTAATGTTACCTGCGCTGTTTGTGTATAAGCAGGATTTGATACACTAAAAATATATGTAGTAGTATATTCTGGTTGAACAACACTAGAACCAGGTGCACTAACTTGAATTGTATCTAACGCTGTCGTTGTATACTCACCACCAGGAGTCCAACATAACGTAGCAGTATCCCCAGAACCACTAATAATTGAAGTAGGAGTAACAGTTAAATTTGCATTTGGTTGATCCCATGTACACACACATATATAAACCCTCCCCCTATCACCAAATCTTCTAGAACCAGACCCACCCTGAGCACCACCATGACCAACACTTATGTGATTACTACTACCAGGAACCAGACCACTAGCACCTCTACTTTTTGAACAACACGAGGCACCACCACCTCCTCCACCTGCACTTCTTCCAGGCGTGGAACATGTACATGTTCCACTACCGCACTGACCAGAACCACCAAAACCACTAGGAGGATAACCACTTTGAGCTCTTTGGGTGGTCCTGTTGCTACTATAATTTATCCAACCAGTTTGTCCATTTCTCCAATTACTCCATCCACCACTACCGCCGCTGTAATGACCGCCACCACCACCGCCACCAGAAGATGCTCCAAATCCACCAGAACTACTGCCGCCACCAGACTGCCCCCAGTCTCCTCTACCCCATCCAGGCATATCTGTTGGACCGCCGCCGCCGCCACCACCGCCAACAGTAATGACATAAGCACATTTTACATCACTAGGAACATACCATGTAGTACTATGTGAATATTGATAACTTTGCTGACCCATGATTTAAAACTTAATGATGTAATGAACCATAATAAATGGAGTAACACATTGATTAAGTACTTCTAAATCTTCTGTATCAACATCAATATATGAATACATATCATCCAAAGGAATTTCAAATGAAGGGAAATCATACTGAAAACTATGAGTATAAGTATAAGGACGCAAAATAGTATGCTCATGCCATGCGTCACCACTAGGAACATTCATTTGAGTTTCTTCCATCGTATTACCAGCAGAAGCATTAGCAGCATTTGCTGTATTTTCACCCCCCATACCAGAACCATCAGTACTATGAGCTCCACTATAATTCAACACAGAAAGTCCAGTCATATTATGAGCATGACCCTGAAAATGCTCCGGTGATAATATCATCTTACTAGTCTTTCTATCCATATTATAGCGAATATTACCATTAAACTCAAGATTCGGTTGACCTGTTGCTGTCATATTTCCAGCATAATTGCAATATAATCTAGTACCAACATTAGAATATGGATCTACCTTAACACCTACCCTATTAGCAGAATTGTCATCATCATCATCCATTCTTGTTGCTCTATATTCTCCTGTTCCTCTACCACCTATAATTACTTTTGATCCAAGATCCGGTAATTGAAAACTTCCTAAATCATTATTCTCAGGATCTGGATTTCTTAATGTTACATGGTCTTTTTTAAATCTACACTCATCACCAATACCAACAGCATTCGCTAAACAATAATAATCCTTAACATTTTGCACTCGACCATTACATGGTAAAAATCCACCGGGTAATTTTTCCCGAAACATGATATTATTGGGATCTTTATCAATAATAATACCTTCCATAGCATGTTGCTGGATAGTACCAGGTATGCCACCATAACGAGCTTTTTGGTGTGTATAGTTAACGTTGTGATCGGATAAGTTCGACATATTAGTATGCTCTAATGATATACAAACAAGTTAAACTTGGTTGTGTTGTGTTAAAATCAACCTGCAAGGCATTTTTATTTGCATCATTCTGCAACAATCCTGTTTGTCTAGCTAAATTTACAATAACATTAATATTACTTGCTGGTCTTAACCTACTACCATCAAATTCAATCTCAATCTCATCATGATCATGTGGTTCAATATAATCATCTGGATCATTATCTGCACGAAAATTTAATGCAGCATGACTAATCAACGTATCACGAACTTCATTTATAGAATCAGTAGTCTCATAATAATTAGTCATACCAGCTGAAGGAGTAAATGAATTGCCACCAAAACCATACGCAATTGGTTGAGTACTATCTATAAGATGACCATTGTTATATGATGGTGTAATTTTAAATTTACGACTAATAGGAGTATAGGCGACCTGGTTTGGTTTTAAGTTGTAAGGTGGTGCTTCTGATAATACTTTAGCCATCACTTTACCAGCAAGTCCCTGACTAAATCCACTAGGATGTGTCATACCTACCTGTGGCCAATATGTAACATACTGGCCAGCAGTTGCTTGCATGGTTGCCGTATCCCATCCAGTACCAGGTGATATACCAGGCATCAATAACTGTGTTGCAGCATCAAATGGTTCGTCAGGCACATCATCTGTCCAACCAAAGTAATAGCTGTCACCATTCCAACCGCTAATATTATCAGTAATTTGAAAACGAATAGTATAGCGTACATCTTCATATGGAATCACACCCTTACCGGGCTGTGCAGACGATGCACCACTAATTGTTTCATAACTACCGGGATGGGTATGTCTCTTAACATGCTGTCTTCCTAATTTTCTAGGAGCAACATATAAAGTTCTAAAACCATCACCAGGTATTGCTGTATTACCACGCAATCTACCATGATATATATCACCACCTACATAATCAGAATCAGGAAGTTCAAATACTATATCAGTATAAACATCAGTAAAAATAGTTGTAAGTGACTGACTCTCATGAGTACCTACCTTTGGATCAACTAATGTTTTTGCCTCAAGATCCTCATCATGAGGTCTACCAGTAGGAGCATTACCATTTATAAAATAATCCTTCTCAACATCCATTAATGCTCTGTCAGTTAAAAGAGGAAGTTTGATTGTTCCTGTATATGAAGGGAAACTTCCCTGCAAATTAGTAGCAAGATTATTATATGTGTCTCCGATTGCTTGTGTCAATAACGGAAAATCAACTGCAGCAACATTAGATCCATCACACATAACCCAACCCTTTGGGATAGAGGTTAAACCTCCACCCCATGGCATTATTGTTCCTATAGCTGCAGCTTTGGCGGTTTTAAGTTCTTGATAAAACATATCTTATACTTCTATTAAATACCAACCAGATTTACCATCAGGAGCAGCAGTACCACCATCAGGTGTTGTTGTACCAGCATAAACTAAAGCAAATCCAGCATATGGTGTCTGTACAACTAATTCACCACCATTATGTGTAGTAGTAAGGTTTGCACTATTACCAGTAAGCATTGCAGTTCCTGTATTAGTTGATGAATTCTGTACTTTAGTATCATTTGGAGCACGAATTACAAGTGTTAGATTGTAAGTCAAAAGTCCTCCTATATCTATAATACGAATCATATCACCAATTAGAGGTGGTGGATTCATTGGTAATTTAACCACAGTATTTTGTGACGCATTGACAAAGTAATTAGTATTCGCTACCGCATCAATCACAGAAGAAGCAGAATACTCCCACTTCCTACCACCAGATTGAGTAATATAGTTAGAAATACCAGCAACAGTTAGAGCACCATCATTAGCAACCTCAAAGATCTTAACAGTATCAGAATTAATGGTTAGCATTGCTGCTGCTGGATCAGAATATTGACCACTATTAATAGTTAAACCAATATTATCACGATGTGGGAAGTCTGTATCAGTAGTACCATATGCACCACCAATCTGAATACCACCACCAAACTTACTTACTCCAGAACCAAAAGCAGATAATGCTCCATAAGTTGCGAAATCACCAGAAGAATTCTCAAATGATAGTCTTGTCGTATTTCCATCTTCACTAAAGAAGTGCATGTCACCGCCATAGATCGATAGATCACCAGTTGCAGTATCAACTTCTAATGTAGTTCTCGATGCATTATTAAGATCACCACCATTTGTTAATCTAAACCATTCTGTCTTCTCAATAGTAGAACCATTAACTGTTAAAGTATTCTCTGTAGTTAATGTACCAGCAATAGAAGTATTACCAGTGGTTTTGTCCATCACTAATTTATTAAATCCTTGTCCAAAGTTAAGATCACCCTGTCCAAATGTATTGCCTGTGGTAGACTCAACCTTAAAGGTTATATTTTCTGGTACTCCACCATCATTAATAATGAAAGATTGAATATCAGTAGAAGTTAATTCAACAACCTTAACAATCTCACAATTAGATAGACGCAAGTAGTCATTAGTTGTTAAGATTCCACCAAATTCAGCAACACCAATTCTCACATTAGTAGTACCAGGAGGTAATCCACCAGCACTAGTAACATACATTGCACCTGTTGTTTGTGTAGACCACAATGTTTCACCAGCAACAATATTAGATGCTGTCTTAATCGTTACTGTAGACCCAACACCATTAAATCCACTTTGAATTGGCCAAGTACCATTCAAACCAGCAATATTTGAACCAGTGATTTGTATAAATTCACCAAGATCAATACTTAAATCATTATTAGTCTTACTCTGCCAATGAATAGTAACAATATCAGTATCATCACCAACTATCTTCTGAATATCAGCATCAACAATAAGAATAGTAGCAACCTCATCAACCTCACCATCTAAATCAAAGTCAAATCCAGTAATGTAACTGGCATTTGGTTGCTTATCAAATTTAGCAATGATAGTCTCATCGGGATGATCTGTTCTTGCTGTAGTACCATCAACTGCACGTGAAACAGCAAGTCGATAACCAAGAGGATCATTAGGATTAGTAACGTTAGTTAAACCAACAACCTCAACAATTTCATTAAATGCCTCATCCCTCAAACCAGTATTAACATTATCGATAGTATCAGGAGAAGAAGCATGTCCTCTCTCAATCAGAATCAAATCACCAATTTTAAAGTCATTAACAGCAGGTTGTGTAATAGGTAAGTCATAAAGATTACCTGCAGCATTAACACCATTAACCTTAAAGGTGATATCCGATCCTGCATTACCCAACGCTGCTGCTGGTATGGTTAGTTGATCATTATCACTATAACCACTACCAGGTGTTGCTAATGTAAGAGAAGAATTACCATTAATATCGATATCAATAGTAAACAATGCTCCAGATCCTGTGCCACCAGTAGGTTCAATGAATGAATATGTACCAGTAACCCATGCTCCATCTTGCATGGGTAGAATATTATCAATTCCAGCAATCTGTCCACCAGCAAGCAGATAAGTAGTACCACCCCAGTTACCTTGACCAGAAGTATCAATCTCCTTACCAGTTGGAACATACTTAAGGAAATCAATATTAGGATTAGCAAGTGAACCAATAATATGAGTACACGTACCAGCAGAGAACATAGCACGTTCAACTTCAATGATACCTGCCTGCAATCCACCAACCAGTTTGATGTGTGAATTAACAGTGGCACTTGCCAGAACTTCCAGTGAGTTACGAATTGTTGTTATACCACCAACACCAGCAATCTCCAATCCAGAAGTATTCTTACCAAGTGTAAGTGTATTAGTATGTTGACCATCAATTAGATCTACATGACCAGCAGTAGAGAAGATACGAGTAGAAGATGTACCAGCAAATGCACCAATCTCAAGTGTACCAGCAAGTTTTGTTTGATATGTACCAATGTATGTCTTACTATCTAAATTAGGAGCAGCACCACCAATTCTAACATCACACTGAGAACCTACTGTATCTTTAGAAGTAGCAATTTCAACATATGCATTTTCTGTTGCCCTATGAATCTCAAGAACACTATTACCAGCATTAGAACCAATCCTCATCACATGAGTAGAAGTATCACCAACACTATTACCAATATTAATTGTCTGTGAATTAGTAGTGGTGTTACCTAAAATAATAGATTCTGCATTAGCAAGACCAATAAAGAAGTCAGTATGAAGATTGATGAATTGGAATGTTTCAGCAGTGCTGTTAATGTCACCACCATCAACACTTAGATCATCATGAATCTTAACGTTACCAGTGAATCTTGAATCACCAACAACAACTAAGTTTCTATCAAGTGCCTTATCAGTAATTGTGCTATGAGCAGCATTAATAGCAACTCTACCACCAGGTTGATAAGTAGAATGTCTATAAGTAAGTATCTTGATAGTAGCATCACTGTTCCCACCAACCAAAGTAAGTATATCGTCTGCTTTATATCCAGAACCAGAAGCAACAACGACAGCACTTTCAATAATACCACTAGCATTACATGTAGCACTAACGGTTAATGCTGCATCTCCACTACCACCAGTAGTTGTTAATGTCGAAGTACCTGGTGTATATCCAGTACCACCAGTAACAATCTGGAAAGTTGCTTCCAGAGCATCACTGGTAGCAACACGTAATGTTGCATAATCATCAGCATCCGTACTATCACCACCAACTAATAAAGCATTATCTTCTAAATTATATGTCTTATTGTTAGATGTTTCTTGTAGATACTTGTTATCAGTAACAGCACCAAGAGAATCATAAGTAACTAAAGATTTACCAGAAATGAATGCTGTTCCAACAACATCAAGGTTTGCTCTTGGATCAGTATCAACACTAGTGCTGGCAGTTAAAGCACCTTCAATTGCCATCCTACCGATGGTATTGATGCCCAACCTATAATCACCAGGTACTTCAGTTAATGTACGTAATGCTTCAGTACCCAATAAACCTGTTTCCTTCCAAGATGACTTGGAAATTTCTATCTTAGCACCAGCACCTTCATTTGCCCAAGAATAAGTGTTAGCAGCAATCTGATTATAAAGATAGAACCGACATGTAGACGCAGTACCATCAAATCCAGTACCAATAACAGCCCATGTGCCATTAAAGAATGTATTACTGAAGTTACTGATACGTACATACTCACCAGGTCGTATACCAAGTCCATTATTACTAATACCTGATGCCCATTCAGCAGTAATTAAAGCTGAGTTATCAGCAGTTAATGTAAGGATTGATAGGTCAGGAATTTCTGTGTAATAATTAGTATAAATCCACCCAAGTGATCCAGTATTACCAATCTCAAGACCCTTATAAAGAACATCACCAGCAACAGGAACTATTGACGAACCATAAGTAATGTTTTGTAAAGTATAGAATGCAGTACCACCAGCACCAGCAGAATACAATCCACTATTATTTGGTGTTACATTAGATGGCTTGCCACCTGTATAATGAGTTCTTAATGAATACCCCTGACCAATGTCACCAACGTTGCCTCTACCAGTTAATTGGAATACAGCAGAACGTGTTATGTTCCTGGTGAGTAAAATATCACCTGCTTTGTTATCCCTGAAGGATGTACGATCAAGTGTTGGATCATCATTAACACCAACATGACTGTAGATACGTAATGAATCACCATCTTGTGGATCAACATTAATATGAACAGGGTTATTTAAGTAAGCATCACCCTCAACTGTAATCTTATCATTGAATGTAACAGCAGTATCGAAGGTTGTTACCAATGCTCCGATAGAATCCTGATCATCCTCAGTCTCTTGTAATTCTGCTTTCTCAAGGAAAGTCTCTTCGCCTGTAATAGCGTTGATCTTACGGTTACCTATGTAGAGGTCACCATTAGAGTTCAGACCCGTGTAGAATACAACACCAGCGTCCTCACGCTTCGCTTGAGCGTAGTAGTCCTGATAATCAGAAAGGACCACTTCCTGACGCAATGGGAAACCAGTTGAGTAGTTACCTGGACCATATCCAAGATACTCAAATGTATGGTTACCAGAACGTGCAATAGATGGACGACGAAGTTCAATATAGAACCTATCTTCTAATGGGAACTGCGAGTCACCACTAATAGGAATCTGTCTATTCTCGGATCCAATCGATGCATTACCACCCTGTGCTTGAATCCTATTATCTAATACAGGATTAGGAGTCTGATAATATGCTGTCGTATTAGTAAATTCATAATCCTTTAAAGGATCAGTTGCTAATAGGTCAACAACAGCTTCTTTTGTTTCACTGAATTTATTGTCATTTAACGTTACATAACCATGTACGTAATTATTGGCGGCGGAAATTGATACAGAAGGATCTGTAATATTTGTATCTTTTGTTCCATTCGCTTGTACTTGGAACCAAAGAGGATCATTCTTATAATTGAATGGATACAGACTGGAAATTGGTTGGGAGAACTTATAATTACGGAAGTTGTCACCAACACCAGCACCTGTAGGATAAGGTGAAATATTACCACGAACAGCAGTTAGATAGTAAATACCATCTTGCTGAGCAGGAATAACTTCCTGAATTGTTTCAACATCAAAGATATAGAATGTATCCTCAACTTCAGATACATCTTCCAACAGTTGCAAACTATATGTGTGTCCAGTAGGTGTTGTTACTTTATCACCAGGACACAATGTGTATAGATTTGCTCCATCCATTCTATAAAGATAACTATCTTTATTAGACCTAGACTTAGTAGAATCAGGTAATCCAAAGGAATCCGGTCTACCCATGCTAGTCCAGAATGTTCCATTACTCTGGGTAAATGTTGTTAGGGCAGCACCATGTTCTAATTTACCCTCAATACCCTTAAGAACAACAAATGCAGTTGATGTTAACGCATATTCATAATAAGCATGAACATAACCAGAACCTGTCGAACTTCCTGCCCACGCAACATAGTTAGTAGAATTACTATTATAAAGATCAGACTGAATACCAGCACCTTGTGGTATAGCAATTTCAAGAATTACAAACTGCTCATTCTTAACTGCAGTATTCTCAACATGATGATCAAATACTGTTAATTCTAATCTATCAGCACCATTAACACTAACAACTTTAGCACTCTGAATTGTAGTCTTGAAGAGACTATCAAATTCAATACTCAGTGGATTTTTATATGGATCATAAAGATTATCTCTATTCTCTACATCAACACCAGCAGCATCAAGAGTTGTGAGATTTAAACCCAATTGTTCTGTAGGTTGTGATGGGTTGTAAAATTCAGCAACATCAGGAGCACCACCAATTGGTTCTAACTGGAATTTCTGTGGTCTTAACCTTCTCCTATCATCAGTTCTCGTCTTAACAACATAACCATTAAGTGGTTCTCTTACATTCTGAAGATATTGTGGGATGACATAACGTAATCTATAAATCCTATCATCAGGAACACGCTTATCCTCAAGACGCTCAAACCATGTATCTGGTGTGAACAAATTACCTGTTCCATCTAAGAAATCAGCATCATGGAATCTAGTTAAGATATTATCTGGATCAGAACCACCAACGGATTCTTCTTTTACATTAAGATACCATCTCTCAAATGTTTCAGCATCATACTTGAGTGGACTAGTCTTCTTATCACCATAAACCAGGAAGTTACTTCCACCAGTAAATAATACCTCATTAACACCAGCTTGTGCATCTGCTTGTGTTAAGTGGATAGTAAAGCTATTCTTAGTTTGGAATCTAGGATAGTAATACTTATTAGTTCTAACTGTACCAGTCCAACCATCATGATCACCAGATGAAACGATTGGTAATGCAGATCCTGTTTCAGTAGAGATACCGAAGAAAATTTTCTGTCCCACGACATTCGCCAAAGGAATATCAAATAAGTGAGGAACTTCGGACTTAATAGCACCACCAGCACCAACATTAGACACATAACGATACAAATCGTAAGAATCATGTACAACATACTGTTGAATCAGAACCTCAACACCAGAATCCATGAAATCTGTTTCTGGAGAGAAGATATAGATACCTGCTGCAGCATTCTCTTTGCTACTTGCTAGCATAAGTTTAGTTGAAGCTGTGGTATCAAAATCAGAAGATCCATTAAAGGTGTATGGATAGGTATCACGACCAGGAGCAATTACATAGTAAGTAGTATTAGGTTGGAATCCACGTGGGAGACGAACCAAACGCTTATCAGTAACACTATTAATTGCTGTAGGAATCAATCGCACAGGAGTACCAGTTTGGAATCCATGTGGATCTGATTGACCCTGACCAGTATTAACTGTGAATACAGTAGCACGACCAGACAGAGATGAAGATTCAATGATTGGTTCAACTCTTGTTACAGAATTAGCATTACCAGACATAATCAGATTAACAGTATCAAAGTATCCTTGAATTGCAGTAGCAATACTTGTACACTCTGGATAATCAGCAGAAATAGTAATACTATCATCTGCAACTGGTTGTGCTGTAGCAAAATTACCAGTTGTTGTAAAATACAACCACGCAGTTGTACTATCGCCACCAGCAAGGTAAGGAGTACCAGCAGTTGTGTCACGTAATGTGATAGTTGTTGCATTAACAATGCTATCAATAACAATATTATCAGCAATAGTATTAACTATTGGAGTTGCAGTACCAGTATCAACCCAACCATTAGTAAAGTCATTGGAATTAAATTCCTGAACTTTCATGCCAGAATGCAATCCTGATGTGTCACCAACAACAACTGTTGCACTTTGATTAGTAGTAGTACAGTTCTTAATCAATAGCGTAAAGTTACGCATTGTGCTCATCATGATCTTCTTAGCATGACCATAAGCATCTAGAGTTTCAGTCAACTCATTTGTAACATAATTAAGATTACTTCCTACAAAGTAAGAATTAGCAGTATTGATAGAATTAACATTACCACCAACACGAAGATCTTTAATAACAGCATCAACAAAGTACCCAACATCACGCTGACACTTAGTTATAGAAAGTGATTGATTAGTTAATAAATTCGGATACTTATTAGTAATATAACCATAAGTTTCTTCTGCAATAAACTGTCTATTCTTCTCAATCAATGTAGCAGCATCTTGTGCTGTATTAAAATCACTATTTCCATCAGAATCTAAATCAAAGTTGAAATTAAAGGAAGAAGGAGTTATTGTTGATAGTGAAGCAGTATAAGAAGTCCAACCACTTGGTGATAATGTTGCATGATATGTCTTCTTACCACCAACACCACCAGATGAAAGGTTTACAAAGATCTGATCATCATACTTTGCACCCAACCTATATCCACCAATATTGGCAGCAGGACGTTTTGCTGGATCTTTCTGTTCATCACCAGCAATATACAACCTACTATGATTCGATTGATCATTAGATGTCTCAATATCAATAGTATAATACTGATTCTTAACAATTGCACCAGCAGAACTATCAACTAGCTTTGGAGGAACAATAGCATCGATATATCCACCCTTGTCTTGGTTAAAGGCATAACCCTTAAATCCTTTAGCGTGTAGTGATGTATTACCAAAGTTGGAGTTAGAGTTGGTAATTGACATATCACCACCACTTTCCATTAGGAAGTGATCATGATAACCAACAGCAAATACAGATACACACTGAATAAATGCATCATCAGATGCTTTAATATGCCAGTTTCTCCATGCATCCTTCCAATAAGCATCACCTTTAGTGTGATATGGAGTAGTAGCAAATGCATCAGTTAATGATGCTTGATTCCATGTATTATTAAACCTATCATAACGAATGAATGCCCTATCATCTTTCTGGAGGGTAACACCCGTGTACTGAGCAACAACCATTGATCGGAATCCAGTTGTCCTGGATCCATCAGCCCACATGCCGCAATAACCCCATGTAGAACGGATAGAGCAGTTAAAGACATAAGGAGAAGCAGACTCAACAGAATCAATCTCTGCCTGGATTACAGCACCTGTTCCCAGACCATTCGCTGTGGTGTATGTTGCATTATCAACTAGACCCAACCCAGAAGGATTTGTGTGGATATTATACGTGAAAACTTTTGGATTAGTAGAACTAATACCAGTAATCTTCCATGTACCATTAACCTCACTAGATAATCCACTATTGAGAGTAGCAACATACTGACCAACGTAATAACCATGATCAACTTTTGTAGTAACTTCTAGTTGAGAAGCAGCACCACCATCAATAGCAGTAACTTTAATACTTTCAATGTTTCTGGTATCAGATAAAGGACCAACAATCCTATTCTCCTGTACACATTGCTCAAGTTCTCCATCATCAATTGTTGGTTGGAATTGTGCAAATGCTCTTCCTACCTTCTGATAGTATACATCCAAATCCTCATTATCAGCATAAGACATAATAGTGATCTTATGGTGAGAATATTCAGGAACTACTAAAGAAGTAAAATCATTAGGCTTGTTATATACTTTCGCTACGTTATCTGCCTGAGAATATAGTGGCGAATTGGATGATAGATCACCATCCTTAATAGTCATCTGCCACAAGTAACAACCACCCGTTAGACGGAAGATACCAGATCTACCCACATCACCATCAACACAATCAGGAACATATAGAGGTCTAACAATGGTACGACGTAAGTCATAACCAATCAATGAACAACCTCTAGGTACAATAGCACCACCATCTGATGCATTAAACTTATACAGTACGTTATCTGGATTAGAAAGGTCAAGAATACTATCATCCTGCCATTCTTCTAATGCTTGATTATAATCAAAGATTGGAACAGTACCAGTAACCTGTACCGAAACAAGATTAGAAAGATTACCAGCAGTAAGAGTGCTGGTCATAATATTTGTTAATGTTATGATGTTTGATTGTACATCAGAACACGCTAAAGCACTACCAGATGTACCATAATCAATGTCTGGTGTGGTTTGACCAGCAATAGCTGGTCCTTGTGTAACAACCAAATCCTTACTGTAAAGTTGATTGCTTACAGCTTTAGTCATCTGATCACGAGCACCATTAAATGCTGTGACAGATTCAGCAACTTCTCCTAGTAAACCAGGATTAATTGGATTTCCATCACGATCAAAATATGTCTTTGTAGTAGAAATAATATTACTATTACCACCATTACGTAAATCAGATACTACAGAATCAATAAAGTATCCAATATCTCTCTTACACTTCTCTTCCCCTGCAGGAATTTTTGCAGATACAGATTCTGCAGGAAGATTATTTAAATTAGCTGCAGTAATAGTATCAGTAACTAGAGTTGTTAAAGTTCCCAAGAAGGACTGAATATCAGCACATAAAGCATTATTAGCACGGTTATTGATATTAGCAGCAAATGTAACTGCATTATCAGCAGCAGATTTAAACAAGTGTCCGTAGTTACCACCACTAATCAATGCTCCAGCAGCAGCACTAACAAATGTATGTGGATGATTACCACCAGTAATTACAGCACCAGCAACAGCAGATTGGAATGTATGGATTCCATTGTTACCACTTTGTCCAACATCAATCGTAATTGTTCCATTTGTTTGATGAGCAGCAATAATAGGAAGAGCAGTATCATATGCTCTATCTACCTTCTGTTTAATAGAACCAGCAACAGCAGATACAAATGCATGAATGTCTACATTAGAAGGTGTTGTTCCCCGTAAAGCATTCAAAGTAAATGTATTAGTACCAGTTACAGTAACTTGAATCCACTTACCACTAATTGGGTCAGTTGCTCTTGGATAAGTCTTTTCAGCAGCAGCACCAGATGCGCCACCAAATCCACAACTAAAGGTTAATCCAGCATCATCTATCTTAACCCAATCACCAGTCCTCATACCATGATCAGCAGTAGTCTGAATATTCAGAATACCAGTACTGGAATCATATGTTGTACCAGCACCAGCTGTATGATTCTCAATTGTTGCTCTAGGATATGCCTTTGTTTGTGATGCAGCAGTAATTGGTCCAACATTAACTGTGATAGTTCCGGCACCAATATCAACAGTATCAATCTGAATTGTTACATTATCAGCGAACGGATCTACCCCAGCACGAGGATAAGTATGATTTGTCTGATGATTATCAGCATCACATGTAAAGGTTAAAGCATCATTAGAAATTAAAATCGAATTAGCATTAGTTAAAGTCTGTGATGCAGGAGTCGTTAATACTAATATACCAGTTGCTGAATCATAAGTTGCATCAGTTACATCATATTGAACACCATTCTGGTTACCAGTAATAGCATTACTTACTGTACCACCAACATAAGTATGAACACCAGCACCATAAGTACAACTAAAGCTTATAGATTCTTCTGCTAACTTGATACTATCTCTTGGGAATGTAACACTATTAGCAGCAGCAGTAATGAAGTAATGTGTTGTGGTGTTAGTAGATGGAGCATCTGCTAGTACCTGTACATCAAATGTATTCTGAGTTACATTTGAAATAGGAATCCACATTCCGCTAACTGGGTCAGAAGAACGAGGATAAGTATGTTGAGTTGCACGAGAATCTTCATCACACTCAAATGTCAATGCATTGTCATCAAGTCTAACTACGTTACCATTTGCAAAACCATGATCGTTAATGGTAATTGTGATAATACCTGTAGTAGGATTGTATGCTGCACTGCTAGGAGTATATCTATCAGCACCACGTAGATTGTGATCACCAATAGTCAATTCCATCATACCTGTTGTAGATGTGAAGGAAGCATCAGTTGGAGTGAACTCTACTAGAGGTGCTTGACCAACATTGACTGTAATACTATCTGACGTTGTTGCTGTAATTGCTATTGATTCACCAGATACAGGATCAGTAACTCTTGGATACGTGTGTACTGTACCATAATCATCCATTGAACACTTGAACTTCAATGAATTATCAGCAATTTTAATTAGAGTACCTTGTGGTAAACTATGAGTACCTATTGTTAATACTAAGTCTCCAGTAGCAGGATCATAAGTTCCATCAGTAGGAGTAAAATCAACAAGAGAAGTAGTACCAACATTAACAGTTAATGTTCCATCTTGCCTATCAATTCCGTTAGATGCAGCACCTACAAATGTATGAGATCCAGTATAAGGAGAAGGACCAACATCAACTGTGAATGTATTGTCATCAATTTTTGTAATTTCTAACCAACGATTACTTGCTCTATCAAATCCAGCACGAGGATATGTGTGTTGAGTAGCATTACTATCAAGAACACATGAATATGTTAGTGAGTCATCAGCAATCTTAATGTAATCACCACTGGCGAATCCATGAGTTGCTAATGTAAATGTTATAATACCAGTAGATGCATCGTATGGTGCATCGGTTACTGTATGTTGTGTAGAACCAACACCAGTGACAGCTAGAGATGATCCAGATGCAGGGTCGGTTGAACGAGGATAACTGTGATTAGTTGCGTTACCATCTTGAGCACATGTAAATGTTACAGCACCATCTTCTAATACAATATTTCTTCCTACGCCAATACCATGCTGACCTACTTGAAGAACTAGATCTCCAGTTGTAGGATCATAAGTTGAATCTGTAGGTGTAAACTGTTGGTCAGCAGGAGAAGCACCTATATTGACTGTGATTGAGTTTGCGCTAACTGCCGTAATAGGTCTAGACCTCTGCGACATTGGATCAATTCCAGCACGAGGATATGTCTTGACACTTTGGTTGTTATCCATTGTGCAAGTAAAGCTCAATGAATTATCATCAATTGTAATTCCTTCACCAACATCTAGTGTATGAGAACCAATAGTTAGTTCTAGTTCTCCTGTAGAATGATTATAGTCAGCACCAGATGGAGTGAACTGTACATCAGGACCAGGAATACCAATATTAATAGTGAGATTTCCATTCTGACGGCGCAGACCATTAGTATTTTCAGCACCAGGAACAAAGGTATGTGATCCTGTATATTCTGAAGGACCAACATTAATTGTAAATTCGTTTGTGCTAGTATTAGAGATCTCAATCCATCTGTTGCTAGGATAGTCGATGTACTGACGTGGATAATACGTTACTGTGCCTCCATC